TCTGATATGAGTTTGCTGGAACGTCTCCGGTTTCTTACGATGAAAGCTGAACAAGTGGTAAAGCGTACGGAGGATATAAAGGAATTCCGTCAGTTCCTGGTCTTTCCGGAAGCAATGGATTTATTTGATGCAACGACCTTGCGCATTCAAGTGGTAGGTGAAATGGAGATTCTTTGCAAATGGGTTACGATTTATGACAATTAAATAAGAACATGACAATCACCGATATATACGAGGCGATGAATGGCAAGGCTGAATCATTCTTTGAGTGGGTGCAGGCTCACCCGAAATACGGACTGCTGCTTGCGGCAGGGTTACTTGTCTTGTGGCTCGTCGGGATATTGTTCCGCTGGAAATGGGCATGCCACTGGCAGTTTGGCGGTAAACTGTGGATGTTTGATAATTGCAAGCCCGAGACACGCCATAGGATTCAAATGGCATTGATTGGTCTGGCTCTTGCCGGATGCTTGACGATGTTCTTCGCATGGAGGTGACGGCATGGAAAAGGACAATAGTAAATACCGTTTCTGCTTCATCGACTATATGTGGTATGTGGTCGAGGTATGGCATGAAAAGGAGCATACCAATCTCAACGGACGTGTGTTGCTGTTTTTGTGTTGGCTCCTCGTCATACTCATACCGCTTGGTATACCGCTGTTATTGCGCTTTTTCGGTTGGATGATTGCTTTGGTCATAGTGATTCCTCTCTGCTTTCTTCCCGATTTATTCTGTAAGATACGCTATACAACCAGGCAGCGTAATGCCCTCCGTGAACGTTACGGGAAGATGAAACATCCCGGCAGGAAACTCGCCGGAATAACCCTTGTCGCCATCGCTCTGGCTCTGGCAAATGTCATGTTGGTGTTCCACCTCGGATTTATGCATTGGAGCCGATGAAGAAGCTGGAGAACATACAGCGGTTTTATTTCTTCGACTACCTGTTTTGGATTGGAGAAAAATTGCACAAACGCTATGGTCGTTATGTCAGGCGCATGGGTGGCGATATGGTGCTGGAGTTGTATCTGTTTGCCTTTGTATTGTTTCCGCTGACATTATTCTTGGTGCATCTGTTCCATGATAATGCAGAGGTTGTACTGATAATCTCCTGTGTGGGTATTCTGACTGCGACAACAGCACTCAACATCATATATAGCAAAAGAAAAATAGCAGTGATGAAACATTACTCCCGTCATCGCTTCAACCCTGTTACAGCATGGATTCTTGCACTATTCCCATTTGCGGTAATCCTCGTCACATTAATCAGCCAATGACGGATTTTGTGTCTATAATGTCATTATTGCATTATATTTTGAAACAGCCTTAGCCCTTCCATGGGAAACGTACCCACGGAGAGTTAGGCTTAGTGAGCATATCTTCTGCAAGTCCGCTCATGTTGCAGTCGCCGTTCCACATGGTACGTCCCAACATATAACTGTTGGCAAGATCTTTCCACGAACCGAATTCTGCGGATTTTGCCATTGCATAAGCGTGGTCGACACAATTCCGGCATTCTTCTTGCGTCAGATACCCTCTTTGCATGGCTGCACGTGCGACAAAGTTGAGCCTTCCGGCATCCCATGCTACAACTCCAAGGCGTTCTATGTCGGACATGGACGATATGATGCCTTCATTAACCAGAATGTCGTATTGTGACTTCAAGTTGGAGAGTTGCTCTTTTGCCTTTTCAATCAATCCTCTTGCCCGCTCCATACCATCGGGGAGGTTAGCTAAATTAGGGTCATTCACAATCTCATCACGAATAATCTTCATCGCCTCAGCCTCACTTGAAGCGTTGTAGGCAGACAAAACCAGTGGGAGGATACTTTGTGACGGAGCATTGCTCAGATAATTCACGACACCCACTGCATCATCCCGATTGTCAATTCCCCACCACTCGGAAAGAATCGTTGAAAGACGTGATTCTTCAATGTCTACATCCATAGCATCAACATATCCCCCCTGCTGGTAAGCATACAATGCTCCTACTGCGATTGACCGTACATCATCTGCTGAAAGGGTTGAATTCTCCTTGACACGAATGCCTTGGGTAACATGACGGATAATCTTGACGGCTTTCCTCACTTTGCTTACAATCAAGCAGGTAAAGAACACAACAAATACAACCGGAACGATGAAAGTCATGACTTTCAGATACACAGGAGACTGTGTCGGATCCATTCCGAACAAATAAGTGAAATAATCGAAAAATTCCATTTTACAAGTTTTTATTAGTTTATATTTCTTGCTTTAATCATTTGTATATACGCAAATTCACCACCTTGCCATCAAGCAGCTCCACATAGTGGTTGTCGGAAAAGCTCCACGATTCGAGGGTGCTCTTTTCCCTTTTGACTTCCGTTTTGCGGTAAGGCTCGCCCCATGCGGCGATGACCATCTCCTTTGTCATGCCGACATCCACTTTCCGGAACGCTATCTGCTTGCCGAAATCCTTTCCGTATCGCTTCTCCAACGAGGCGATGCGGGCGATGCTGACAAACTCATACACCTCGTCACCTCCTGTCGGAAAGGCTTCCACCTTGACGCCGTCAGCACCCTCCATAATCAGAAACGCACCGTCGCTGTTCATCTTCAAGCTAATGTCCACACAACGGTATTCAGCGCCCTCGGCAGGCGTTATGACCTCGCCGCTCTCTGTCTCCACCTTTTTGGCAAGCGACAGGAATGTCTGTCCAACAAACCTTTTCAATTTCTCATAGAACCCGAGGCAGGTCATGCAGCGCGGATAGGTGTAGGGCTTATAGTAGATTTCGTCTCCGCTTTCCTTCTCACGCAGCAGCAAGCAGCACCCTGAAGCTTTCGTCCAGACTTTCAAAACCTCGTAATACTTTCCTGCTACGTCCTTTGCCGGAGTGATACTTATGCCATCTACCTTGTAAACGGGATGTTTCCCGCCGTCAAGGAAGTTTCCGGTGAAAAATACCTCATAGTAACCCCGGTTGTCGTTTCTCGCCCCGTGCATGAAGAGGGTCTGCCCCGGCAAGGAGGCATAACTCCGTTCCTCCACATTTGTCAGGCTATCATAGGGCATGGCATTTTGCACGGTGTATTCTTTCATCCCGTTGCTCTTGGGAACGATGTTGAGCTGTGCCGACACCGTGTTGCAGAGGAAGAGGGGGATGCCGACGAATATCATTCTGATACTTTGTATAGTTCTAATCATATACACAACTGTCTTTTATTGCTTGGGGTATTACTTGCAATTGTATCAACAAGGTCTGATTAAATCACGGATTGGTAGCTTGTTTTCTTGGCAACGTTCCTTTATGGTGTTGACAAAACTCCTGAATTTGTGATAATTCATGCCTCCATCAATATCCCAACCGAATCGTATGAGTTTCAAATCCTTTTTAATGCCGTTTTTCGTATATAAGATATCAATCTCATGCACAGGTTTTATTTCTGATTGCCTTAACAGCCATATTATATTTATGCACGATGGGGCAAACTCTATCGTTTCAGTACGGTTGTTCCGCTGATGGATTTCTCCGTTTCTCAACTCAACATCACATACAAGCATTTGTGTCTTGTCATATACTATGATGCAAGGGAGATAGTCATCTGACAATGCCCATAAAACATCCTTATCCGACATGTCAAATGTCGGATAGAGGCGTTTTATAAATGAAACGATAGAATGTTCCGACGAAGAAATATCAAAATCGAAATACTGCCCGTATAGTCGTTTTATCTCCTTCGTCTGCTTGTTATAAAGAGCCACGACAAGCCTTTGGATTCCTATCCCTGCACCCAACACAATTATGCCGGTTATAATATACGCCAGTGTCATGGAGGAATTATGTCCAATCGTCTACCTAAAGAAGAAATACCAAACAAGCCCTATGGCGATAAGCACATAGAATACATATTGCATTATCTGCATGTATTTGTTGGCTGCTTTTTCAACCGTGGATTCAGTAGCCTGTGGGTCTCCGGTCGCGGCTGTATCGGGTATGGCTGAGAAATAGGATTTGTCAACGCCCTTTCCGAGTATCCTGTTTTCTATTGGCAATATCGTGTGTCCGGTCCATTTGAAAAATCCCGAACCGTCCCACTTGCCCACTATAGCATAGTTACAATCAAATTCTGCAATGCTTCCATTGGACACTGCCATAGTAAATATGACTATGCCATCAAAATGGTTGCTTATGGCCATGACATCATCCGTATCTTCCTCTTTCTGGACATAATTTGCAGTTGCATCATCCAACTCGATATCTCTCGAACCGGTATCAGCAGCATTAAATCTTATACAGCCAACTGGAAGCGCATTGATTTCTTCCTTAATGGCTTCAAGGGTTTCTTCGTCTATGCTTTCCTCATTTAAAGGCATGGCAAATACACGATATGCACAATCTTCATAGCGACAGTCGCGTATGGGATAAAGGTATACGAATTTGGGATTAATGATATGGGGATATTTTTTCATACACTTCTGAAACCTCTTAGTTTCAGATACCACCGGTGCGTTCCCTGTTCTGAACGCCTCTTTTAAGGTGCTTAATTCACTCATTGTAGTTTACCATTTAGTTAATATTCATGTTGATAATGTTTGGTTGATAATAAGCTGGCTGATAAGTTATTATAAAGGAGGACTTGGCAATAGAGTTGGGTGCAAAAGAACCCACGCTTACAACTTTTCAATTTCTTCAGCCGGAAGCCCCGAAACTTGTGCTATAAGTTCTACGGAAGTGCCTGCCGCTTTTAATTTGGCTGCCATAGAACGTTTTGCTTCTTCACGCCCTTCTTCACGCCCCCGTGCTTCACCTTTCAGTTCTGCCGTTTGCAGGGTGCTGAACCAGTCGCGTAGGGCTTTCAGGCTATCTTCATACTCTATGCGCTCTTGCTTGTCGAATCTGGCGATTTCTGCCACCTCGAACAAGCGGGCAAAAACCTTTTCCTGCAGGGCAACTGGACGGCTCATCAAGTTTCCGAGGTTACGGATGGCGTAGAGCCATTTGTCCGGCATTGTGACCAGCTCGTTTTCTTCTTTGACAAACTTGGGCATTTCCAAATAGATGAAAGTCAGTTTGTCGTAGAAAAGTTCCTTGGTTTTCATATCCACCAACTGCACGTCGTGTCGCACCTCATCGTCATTGAAGATGCGGAAATTGAGTATGCCGATGGTATAAACGCCTTTCAGTTCGTAGTTCCAATAACCTCGGGACGCCTGTTCGCGAATGGCGAAAGTGGAGTAATAGATGCTGCGGTCCTTGAAGAATTGCTGCTCGCCTTTCTGCATCTCGACGATGAACGTCTCTCCCTGCGTGTTCTTGCAATAGACGTCGAACACGGCACGGCGGTCGTATTCCTGTGTTCCCATGTGTTCCGTATTCAGGTAGGTGACATCCTCAATCTCCTCTTTGCCGTGAAGCAAGGCGTTGAGGAAACTGATGAGCAGGCTCTTGTTGATTTCTGTACCGAAAAGCTTTTTGAAGGCGAAATCGGTATAAAAATTCACATATCTATCTATATCTGAACACATGCTACTTGCTTGTTTAACAGGTTGCGGAAACCTTATTGTTTATATCCGCAAATATAAGATTTATCTTTCATATAATCCTACAGCCAAGTCGTTTTTTGTAAACCCTCAATTTAGACAAAAAATCTCTGGAATAACCTCGAAAAACGGGAGAAATGGCACTAAATGGCTTAATGTCATGCCGTTACAGTGTCAGGTGATGCCAAGCCGAAAATGCTTAAAAAGTAAAGAAAAGCAGAACTAAGCAGGAGAACGGTTTGCAAATCATTACCCGATGAAAAGTAATTTTTAACACATGGCACTGATATTTACTTCGTATGGCTTTGATTGGCTTACAAGGTCTAACTCGTTGATATTTAACTTTGCAAACAAAAAACGAGTATGGCAAGAAGCACATTCAAAGTGCTGTTCTACGTGAACGGCAGCAAGGAGAAAGACGGCATTGTCCCCATCATGGGACGAGTGACAATCAACGGGACTGTAGCACAGTTCAGTTGCAAGCAGACCATCCCGAAAACGCTTTGGGATGCAAAAGGCAACCGAGCCAAAGGCAAGAGTGTCGAGGCACGGAACATCAACCACGCTTTGGACAATATCAAGGCACAAATCATCAAGCACTACCAACGAATTTCAGACCGTGAGGCATACGTTACGGCTGAAATGGTGCGCAACGCCTATCAAGGTATCGGCAGCGAGTATGAAACACTGTTGAAAGCGTTTGACAAGGAGAACGAGACATTCAAGAAGCGTGTGGGCAAAGACAGGGTTATAGCTACATATCGGTCACGGGTACGGGCGAGGAACCATGTAGCCGCCTTTATCAAGTCGTTCTACAGGCGCAGCGATATGTCTATGTTGGAACTTACTCCCGATTTCATCAAGGAGTTTGCCGCATATCTTTCAACGGAAGCAGGATTGCAGAACGGTTCGATATGGTCAAACTGCATGTGGCTGAAAGGTGTGGTCATGAAAGCGCATTATAATGGGTTGATACCACGCAACCCTTTCGCACAGTTCCACATTAGCCCCAATGTAAAGGAACGGGAATATCTGACGGAAGATGAACTGAAAGCGGTGATGACACACGAGTTTGCAGACAGCAAACTCGCATACATCCGTGACATCTTCGTCTTTGCCAGCTTCACCGCCCTCTCGTTCGTGGATATTCAGGAACTGACCTATGATGATATTGTAGAGGTGAATGGTGAAAAATGGATATTGTCAAAGCGACACAAGACCAAAGTACCGTTCCAAGTGAAGCTGCTTGATATTCCATTGCAGATTATCGAGCGTTACAGACCGCAGCAGGAAAACAACCTTGTGTTTCCCAATCTCAACTATTGGTCGGTATGCAAACCGCTGAAAAAGATGATAAAGGAATGTGGTATAACCAAGTCAATCAGCTTCCATTGCGCAAGGCATGGCTTCGCAACGCTGGCTCTGAGTAAGGGTATGCCAATCGAAAGCGTAAGCCGTGTTTTGGGACATACGAATATCGTCACGACCCAGCTCTATGCAAAGATTACCATACAGAAGATAGATGATGACCTCACGAAATTCGGGAACAAACTCAACCAGTCGTTTAACAACATATCAATGGGATGAATATGAAAAGATGTATCATAACAATGAACGAATCCGGTAATATCATCATACAGGAGAATGTTGCTGACATTTGGATGAACGAGCCTGAATTGGTGGAACTGTTCGGAGTGATAGCCCCGACACTTCGTGCAGCCGTCAGAGCCGTGTATAAAAGTAGCATCTTGAAAGAACACGAGGTGCAGAAGTATATCCGATTGGAGAACGGTTATCATGCCGATGTATTCAGTTTCCCGATGGTGATTGCACTCGCTTTCCGCATCAATACTTTCGGTGCAGAACAAGTGCGTAATGCCATTCTTGAAAGGATGTACTTGCGAAAAGAGAAAACAAATATCTTCTTTTCGCTGGGTATAAACGACATGGAAACTTCTAAGTATCAGACATGAAGTTTATAAATATGACGACATGAAGTAGTGAGACCAATGCGTATTCCCATTGCCAAAAATATGCTTATATCGATAATTGAATAGGCATATTGCCATTCACACATACGAATATGACACGCCCGAAGAGACTGCCATTTGAGCGGTGCTTCTTCGGGCTTGTTTTTGCTTTTTCACTCGTTTTTCATCCACGGATTGCTCACTTTTTCATAGCAAAGTATTTTTTGCAGCGTTCTGCTGCGGTTTGCGTATCAACCTATCCGATAAATGCTTATACTTTTGTGGCTGACATTTTACCAAACTAAAATCGAATGAAAATGACAGCTAAAGAAACGAAAGACAGCCACCGACCGCCCACGGATGGCGGCATGGCAAAGGAGGAGTTTATCCGAGTGGGTACTACCCTCTACAAGTTAGTGAACCAGCCCCGTCTGAACGGCGGCTATGTGAAGAAACGCATCGTGTGGAACAACGAGACACTACGGCAGGATTACGGCAAACACTATCTTGCCACCGTGCCGAAGTATGACGGCTTCTGTACCGTACCCGAACACGTCAGCTATCAGCCCGTGGTCGGCAAGTTCCTCAACCTCTATGAGCCGATAGACCACAAGCCGATGGAGGGTGATTTTCCCTCTATCCGCTCGTTGGTGGAACACATCTTCGGGGAGCAATACGAGTTGGGGATGGACTATCTGCAACTATTGTATTTACAACCCATACAAAAGTTGCCCATCCTGCTGTTGGTTTCGGAGGAACGCAACACGGGCAAAAGCACATTTCTAAATTTTCTAAAAGCCCTGTTTCAGAACAATGTCACTTTCAACACCAACGAGGATTTCCGCAGCCAGTTCAATTCCGACTGGGCAGGGAAACTCCTTATCGTGGTGGACGAGGTGCTGTTGAGCCGCAGGGAGGACAGCGAGCGGTTGAAGAACCTGAGCACCACACTCTCCTATAAGGTGGAAGCCAAAGGCAAAGACCGTGACGAGATAGCCTTCTTCGCCAAGTTCGTGCTGTGTTCCAACAACGAGTATCTGCCCGTAATTATAGATGCAGGGGAAACACGCTATTGGGTACGCAAGATAGACCGCTTGCAGTCGGATGATACCGACTTCCTGCAAAAACTGAAAGCGGAGATACCTGCATTTCTCCACCATTTACAGCACAGGCAGCTATCCTCCGAAAAGAAAAGCCGTATGTGGTTCTCCCCCTCGCTGCTGCATACCGAAGCATTGCAGCGCATCATCCGCAGCAACCGCAACCGATTGGAGATAGAGATGCACGAGCTTATCCTCGACATCATGGACAGGGTCGGTTCGGAAACTTTCTCTTTTTGCCCCGATGACATCCTCATCCTATTGGGAAACTCGCATGTCAAGGCGGAAAGGTATCAGGTGCGGAGGGTATTGCAGGAGCGTTGGAAGCTGAAACCAGCCCACAATACCCTCACATATACCACTTATCAAGTTGACTACACGAGAGAGTGCCGCTATGCGCCCAAGCGTACGACAGGGAGGTTCTACACAGTGACAAGAGAGTTTTTGGAAACACTATAATTCTTTTTTTGATGAATTGATGAATAAGAATATAATAGTATGACTATCAATAGAATATACCATCATCAAACCTTAATCAAGGATAAGGTACTGATGAAAAGAGAAAACAGTACGGACAGACCATACCGACATCACAAATGATGATTTTCTCTTTTCGCAAGCAGTTTGATGAATGTATGATGAGAGTATATAACACTATACATCAATATGTTAAATGCACTAATCATCAAAACATCGTTTTACCAACCATCATCAAATCCGTAGGAATATACATTATGACCATACAGGAAGCAAAACAAATCAGCATCGCAGACTATCTGCAAAGTTTGGGTTATACACCCGTCAAGCGACAAGGCAACAGCCTTTGGTACAAGTCACCGCTGAGAGAGGAAACCGAAGCCTCGTTCAAAGTAAACACCGAACTCAACCAATGGTATGACTTCGGCATCGGCAAGGGTGGCAACATCATCGCATTGGCTTCGGAACTCTATCGTTCCGACAATGTGCCGTATCTGTTGGAGTGCATCGCCAAACAGACACTGCATCTGCACACTGCCAACCATGCGCCATTCTCTTTTGGTCGGCAATCCGTTTCAGAGCCGATGTACCGACACCTGCAAGTTTCGGAGTTATCCTCTCCTGCACTGCTGTCCTATTTGCAGGAGCGTGGGATAAACACCGAACTCGCCAAAAGGGAATGCCGAGAACTGCATTACATATATGAGGGTAAGCCATACTTTGCCATCGGCTTCCCGAATATGGCAGGGGGCTATGAGGTGCGCAACCGATACTTCAAAGGCTGTGTCGCTCCAAAGGACATCACCCATATCCGACAGCAGGGAGAGCCACGAAGTATGTGTTACCTTTTCGAGGGCTTCATGGATTACCTCTCATTCCTTACCATCCGTGTGAGGAACAATCCGCAGTACCCCCGACAGACCACACAGGACTATATCATCTTGAACTCCGTTTCCAATCTATCAAAGGCGGAGGGCTTATTGGCTGAATACTCCCGAATCGGATGTTTCCTTGACAATGACACGGCAGGGCGGACAGCCTGTGAGCATCTAAAAGCAAGATTCGGTGAACGCCTTTTCGACAAATCCATACACTACCGTGGGTACAAGGATTTGAACGATTACCTGTGTGGTAAGTCACTGTCCCAATCGGTAGAACCGATGAAGCAGAAGCAGCAAGTCCAATCCGCAAGGCGGATGATGCAGCCACCGAAAAAACGAGGGCTGAAGATGTAGTGAATGAGAGAATGCTTGCAGGCACACGGATATTTGCTAACGGAAAATACCATAGCTTATTAGGGAATTTTCCGAGCCGCAATATTCCGTACCGCTGAAAATTCCCCAATAAGCCAAAGAGGTTGCACCTCTCTGGACTCTCCCCAACTAACGGCTGTAGCCGTACAGAAGAAAAATCAACCATTGTTTCACAAGCTAAAAAAAAATTATTATATGGGTTATGCAGTATTACACATGGAAAAGACAAGCGGAACGGATTCCGCCATGTCAGCGCACATAGAGCGCACCATCAAACCGAAAAATGCCGATGAGAGCCGGACACACCTCAATCGGGAACTGATAAAGTTTCCTGACGGAGTGGAGAACAGGACACAAGCCATACAGCACCGATTGGACACCGCAGGACTGACACGCAAAATCGGGAACAACCAAGTAAGGGCTATCCGTATATTGCTTACAGGAACTCACGATGATATGGAGCGCATCACCGACGAGGGCAGACTTGATGAGTGGTGCAACGACAATCTGAAATACCTTGCTGATACATTCGGCAAGGAGAATATCGTGTCGGCAGTCTTACACATGGATGAGCAGACACCGCACATACACGCCACCCTTGTTCCGATTGTCAAGGGAGAACGTAAGCGCAAGAAGAAAGAGGAACAGGTAAAGAAACGCTACCGAAAGAAGCCTACCGACACCATAAGACTGTGTGCCGATGATATTATGACACGCGCCAAACTCAAATCCTATCAGGACACCTATGCTCAAACCATGAGCGGTTATGGGTTGCAGCGCGGCATTGACGGCTCGGAAGCAAGGCACATCACCACACGGCAGTATTACCGTGATTTAGTACAACAGACGGAACAGTTACAGACTGATATAGTGCAACTCCAAGACCGTAAAGAGACGGCACAGGAAGAACTGAAACGAGCCAAGAAAGAGGTGCAGACCGAGAAACTGAAAGGAGCAGCCACGACCGCAGCGACCAACATCGCCGAGAGTGTAGGTTCTCTTTTCGGCAGTAACAAGGTCAAGACATTGGAGAGGGAGAACAGGGATTTGCATGAGCGTGTCTCTGAACTTGAAGAAGTAGCCCGACAAAGGGAACGGCAACAGGCAAAGCACATACAGGAGATAACGGACGCTTACGAGCAGCGACACCGCAAGCTGTCTGAGTTCACGGACTTTGTAAAACGCTACTTTCCGTATGTTGAAAAACTGATACCGACAATAAATTTCCTGCGTGAACGCTTGGGCTTCAATGACGATATAATCCGAAGACTATGCACATTCAAGGATGTTCCCATAAAAGGCAAGCTCCATTCTTCGGAATTCAACCGAGACTTTGAAACCCAACGTGCTGTATGCTCCATCAAGGAAGATGAGAATGGTAAGTTTGATTTCAATATTGACGGAGTTTCACATGTAAGCTGGTTCAGAAAGAAGATGAATGAGTTTAGGGAAGCAATCGGAATACCGAAGCCAAGACAGAACAGAGGTATTAAGCTGTAAGTCAAAATAAAGTCCGTGATAGTTGAATGACATATCACGGACTTTTTGTACTTTTGTATTTGGATTGGGGCAACCCTTTCCAAGACATATTAGAAAAATAAGAAGCGTTATGCTTATCTTGTACTTGAAAACGTAGGAAATTCTCAAATTGGATACAAGGATAGCATAGTGGTTCTCACGCATATAGCGTGGGCTGCTATTGTTACATCCGTATCCAAGGTTTCCTACGACCTTCAAGTAAGAGTGTGGCATACAGTTCCACGCTTCTGCGCATATAGAAGTCTTTAGGAACTGAAAGACATAAAACAGAGATACAATGAAAAATAAAAAATGGCATTTAATTCAACTGTTGTTAATAAGCCTTTTCTGCTTTATCCCATCATTGATGATAGGACAAACCTATAAAATGTATTCTACGAGAAATTACCATAACCAACTTCGTTTAAATACAATGACAGGTGAAGTACAACAAATTCAGGATGATGGACAGTCTTGGGAAATTTGTAGTGCGAGAGAAGTTTTAGGAGATAGAGAGGGACGTTTTTGCCTTTATGAGACACAAAATATGTGGACTTTTATAATGCTTGATACATATACAGGCAAAAATTGGCAAGTCCAATTTAGTGTAAAGGGGGAGGATTATATGTTTGCAGCACCAATTAACATGTTTTCTCTTGCATACCCCGAAACAACGTCAAATTGGACGAATAGATTTCAGATGTTTGCGACCAAAAATATGTGGACTTTTATCCTGTTAGATTCATATAATGGACGTTTATGGCAAGTTCAATATAGTACACAAGATTTAGATAATCTGATGATTGTACCTATAAATAAATATGAGTTGATTTCTGATAACGAAAGATGTATATTCTCTATTCAACCATTAACAAGTATGTATCAATACTATCTTATAAATGACAATACAGGTGATATGTGGAAGTTCCAATGGAGTACTAAAGGGGATGATTATCGTTGGATTGAAAAATTCAAATAGCTATTATTCGTTGATATGCAGTCGCTATTCTTTATTGTAATTTGTATTGCTGTTATTTCTGTTTTCGTAATAACGGCAATGCGAATACGCCTTAAAAATAAGTCCAAAGAATTAACTGAAAAAATCAGTAGCATACACGCATATAGTGAGAAGTCCAGCTATGAGCAGGCTCGAGAAAGATTAACCAAACTCAATAATGATGTAGTTGTCGATATTCCGACTGACCTAAACAATGAATTTCATGGTAAGATAATATCAACAACGCAAGAAATAGACTTTACAAATCATTATAAACCATATTTTGAAGAAGCACATTCACTCGTCAAGCAACTTGAAGCATTCCATATTACCCCATCTGAAACTACTTCAAGACTAATCCGTGATTTTGGCAACATCAATAGGCTTGTCAAGCAACATAATGAAACGGTTATAAACCACATACTTGATACGCACAAAGATTTTTTTGACCATTGTCTGAAATATCCATTGGACAAGCAACAAAGACGTTCCATTGTTTCTGAGGAAGATAATTGTCTTGTCGTTAGTAGCGCAGGTAGCGGTAAGACTTCATCTATTGTGGGGAAAGTCAAATATCTTACGGAAATTAAAGGAATTGCCCCTCAAAGAATATTGCTTATCAGTTACACTAATAAAGCCGCAGCCGAACTAACTGAAAGAATGGCAACAAACGGATTAAAAGGTTATACTTTTCATAAATTAGCACTTGATATAATCGGAAAAGAGACAGGCATAAAACCATCTATTTGTGATAACACAGATGCCTTGTTTGTCGAAATATATCATAATCTGTTAAAAGACTCTGCCTTTAAGAAAAGCATTGTAGAATATTTCATAGACTACACTACCGATGCAGCAGATTGGGAAAAACGTAAGAGTGAAAGGCGGGAGCAATTATCAGAGTTAAAGGACGTACAGTTGAAAGCGATGTTCCCTGACATGGACGGCAAAACAATATATGTTAGGAGTGAACAGGAGCAAAAGATATGTTTTGTACTGTCTTCGTTTGGTGTGAAATTCAGATATGAAGAAGCGTATGAACATCAGTTGACAGACGAAATGCACTCTCAATATCGTCCCGATTTTTCGATATACTTTGACAAAGAGGGAGAGACCAAACGCATCTATCTTGAACATTTCGGAGTTGATAAACACGGCCTTGTACCTGCTTGGTTTGCAAAGGATAAGAATATCACATACGAAGAAGCCAATCAAAAATATAATGATGGGATAACATGGAAGAAAGCGGCTCATGAAAAGTTTGGAACACAACTGTTAGTAACATCAAGTGCTGATTTCCATTATTCAGATATAAAAGATAAACTTAGAAAGTTATTAGGGGATGCAGGCGTACCCATTCAAGAAAAAACAGATGAAGAATTATATGATTTAGTTCTACCCAAAGGCAGCAAACAAGAAAAAGCATTCATAAGACTGGTTGTCACTTTCGCTACATTGGTCAAGTCAAGTTGTAAATCTCTTAATGAGGTTTTGAAACAAGCATACAAAGCCAATGATGAACGAAGTGTTTTTATTATCGAGAATATATTTCAACCTGTTTACGAGCGTTATATACAAGCGTTAAGCGAGAGCAAACAAATAGATTTTACAGATGCTATTCTTAAAGCCACGGAAATATGTCGTACTTCACACCCTGTTGAGTATGATTATATTATTGTAGATGAATTTCAGGATATATCAGTTGACCGTTATAACTTTTTGAAGGCTTTGCGAGAAGGAAACCCTCCTGCAAAATTGTATTGTGTGGGCGATGACTGGCAATCCATATATCGTTTTTCGGGAAGTGATATGGCACTTTTTAATCAATTTCCCGAATACTTTGGTGCAACCGAAATAAACAAAATTGAGACTACATACAGATTTGGAGAGCCTTTGGTTGCTTTATCATCTCAGTTTATACAACGCAATAAAGCCCAAATACAAAAGAATATTTGTCCGTTCAGTGCAGAAGTTAAAACGGAATTAGAGTTCCATCCATACGAAAGACGTGATTATTGCAACACAATAGGACAACTGATAGCATCTATTCCATCAGACAAATCCGTGTTCTTATTGGGACGCTATTCTTTTGATGATTATTACCTGTCATTTATGTATCAATCCATTAAAGAGGGTAATAGATTCTATTATATGATAGGAGGACGAAAAATCGAATTTTTGACAGTACATAAATCCAAAGGGCTTGAAGCAGATTATGTAATTTTGCTGCAATGCAATAAAGACACTTACGGTTTTCCCTCACTTGTTAGCGATGACCCGGTACTCAGTTATGTACTTACTAAAAGCGACCAATTCCCATTTGGAGAAGAACGTAGATTATTCTACGTTGCAATAACAAGGGCTAAAATGAAAACACTTGTATTATTTGACAAGCGTTTTCCCTCTGTATTTGTAGATGAATTTTTACATCCCGAAAAAATCTCAGAGGGTAGCTATGAAAAACATCCTAACGCCAATAAGCGATGGACGAGAAAAGCAGACCAATTTCTATTGAAATTACATAGTGAGGGCAAAAGCATTAAGTACATTGCAACTAAAACCTAAAGTC